AAATAAATGAAATAAATGAAATAAATGAAATAAATGAAATAAATGAAATAAATGAAATAAATAAATATTATTAATAATTAATTAATAATATTCAATAAATGATATAAAAAATTAATCATTATAAACAACTGGTTTTCTTAAATCATCGTGAGGAATATTTTCATACATAGGATTTTCGTTAGATTTTAGTTGAATAGGATTACCGAAACCTGAATAAGAACTTTCAAGACTGTCAAAACCTACAATACCGTTCATTGTTCCTCCATTCATAGGAAATTCATTATTATATTCCCAAGTTGTTGGGTTTTCTGTAGAAGTTCTAACAGTATTTTCTACTTTATTAATTTCTGTTGCTATATTATTATATTTTTTATTTAATTGATCTAAAGAAGTAGATTGAAGTTGATTTTTATTTAAATTATCATAATTATTTTCTATTTTATAAAATTTAGATGTATCATTTACATCTGATTCAAAGTTAGGATTATTATTATCACTTAAATATCCATTTGCAGGAATAATATTTTTTTCAGAATTTAATAGTTTAGGTTTTTCTATAGAATCACTTAATTGGTTCATTTTTTTAATAAAATTACTATCATTATCTTTATTTTCTAATAAAAAATCTAATGATTTATCATTTTTTAAATCACTAAATTTTTCTTTAGATTTATTTTTATTGGATTTATTGTTAAAATTTTCTTTAACACCTATATTTATTTCATAATCTAAATTTATAATGATAATATGAATAATAAAAATTAGAATTAATGCATGAATAATGATTCTATAATTCATTTATATAGTATAAGAAGAAAAAATAAAAGAATTAACTCATTATTTTAATTATAATTTATTTTTATATAAAAATAAATAAATTAAATAGATTATGGAATTAAATATTCAAATTAAAAATAATTTAAATACAATAAATTTTAGTGAAATTAAATTATTTATGGAATTATATCATTTATTAAATCATATTTATTTTTATTATTCTAACATTAGCATATTTTGTAATGAAAAAAATATATTATTCAATCAACAATTATTTTTTAATTTAAATAATGTTTCCATAGTAAATATTAAATATAATAAAAATTGTTTTATATATAAAAATATTGATGACTTAATAAAAAATATTCATTTAAATAAAAATATTGATGACTTAATAAAAAATATTCATTTTAATAATGAATTAAATAGATTTCATATGTTAAGAAATACAATTGAAGAAAATTATTATTATATTCAGTTAAATAAAAAAATTAATAAATATGTATTTTGTTATAATACCAATAATAGTAAATTTATTCATTATTTTGGAAATATATATATTTTTAATCCTATTAATAATTTTTATGGTAAAGACCATTCAAACCACAATATATGGATTGACTTAAATGTAAAAAATTTATTTCAATATTTAGGTATAATGATTCATGCAGAAGAACTTCATATTTATGATATCGATATTTTACAATTTATATTATTTTATGATGATTTATTTAATCATATTCATAATAAATATTTATATATTGACAACAAAAATATAGATATTTATGTAAAAAAAGATGAACCTAAGTTAAAAAATTGGAAAACAATTATGATAACATGATTCAATTTCTTGATTTTTTATTTTATAAATCAAATTATTATATTCAGATTCTTTTAAACAAATTGTATAAGATATTATTTCATTATTATTATAATGTATAATTTTATACTTTTCAATATTATATTTAATAAGAATTTTAATCAAATCCGATTTTAATTGAATATTTTCTTGATTTTCTTGATTTTCTTGATTTTCTCTTTTTGAATGAAAACAAAAAGTTCTATAGACTTCATTCTTAAAAAATGCTGTTATCCATCCATTTTTACTAGAAGCTTTTTGTAACATATTTTGTTCCATTACTTTTTACATATATTTTATTATAAAAGTAAGATTTGGTTTTTAACAAAATATAATATTTTTAAAAAAATAAACAAATTGATTGTTTTTAAAATAATTAATAATATATATATATAATAACTTAAAAGTAATTTGTATAAAATATATATGGCGTCTTTAAAAGCAATACAAAAATTAAATTTAATCGTTAAAGATATAAATATTTGTGAAAATATAGAAAAATCTATTTATAATTATGCTAGTAAGAAGTGTATAGATAAAAATATAGAACCAAATATTTCAAATGAAATATTTTTAAGAATATATGTAAATAAATTAATGAGTTTATATAATAATTTAGATAAAAAATCTTATATTAAAAATGATAGTTTTTATGATGAATTAATGAATGAAAAAATAAATTTAGACCAAATAGCATTTTTAAGTCCTCAAGAAATGAATAAGAAACATTGGCAAAAATATATAGATAAACAAAGTGCTGTAGATGAATTTTTATACAGTAGAAGTGCAGGAATTCGAACACAAGAATATAAATGTGGAAGATGTAAAGAACATAATTGTTCTTATTATCAATTACAAGTAAGATGTAGTGATGAACCTATGACAACATTTATTAATTGTTTAAATTGTGGAAATAGTTGGAGTTTTAATTAACTTAAAGATTTTTTTTTAATATTAAATATAAAATGGATTTCAGTTTTATGAATAATAAAACACTTATTTATATAGGATTAGCAATTTTTGTTATTATTGCTATATATTATTTGTATAATTATTTGTATAATTATTTTTTTAAAAAACCTGTACATGATACACAAAAATTAATTAATGATAATATAAGTAATGATGAAAATAATAATGTAATCAATAATGTAAGCAATAATGTAAATGAAAGTTATGAAAATCAGGAAAAACCTGTACACGAAATAGACATACATAGTGGAAATCCGTATTTTATTATAGGTATAGATGGACAACCTGTAGGTAAAATGAAATTTGAGTTATTTGATGATGATGTACCTAAAACATGTGCTAATTTTAGACATTTATGTGCTAAAGGATTAGATGGAGGAAATGAAGCATGTTATAAAAATAGTATATTTCATAGAGTCATAGAGAATTTTATGATACAAGGAGGAGATTTTACAAATTTTAATGGAACAGGTGGATTAAGTATTTATGGAGAAAAATTTGAGGATGAAAACTTTAATTTAAAGCATAATCAACCTGGATTATTAAGTATGGCAAATAGTGGTCCAAATACAAATGGGTCACAGTTCTTTGTTACATTGGCAGAGACACCACATTTAGATGACAAACATGTTGTATTTGGAATACTTTTAGAAGGTTTTGAAATATTAAAAAAAATTGAAAAAATAGAAACAGATAAACAAAATAAACCAAAACAGGAAGTAAAAATAATTGATTGTGGAATAGACTATAATTAATTAAAAATGAGTAACCATTATATAAGAGTATCAAGAGAACAAATTTTAAAATTTTTAAAATATGATCATGATTTAAATGATTATTGTGCGAATGCTGATGATAGAAACTTTATTGTTAAAACATCAAATAAGTTACATAAGACTATCAGTAATTTACCCTTAAAAATTGGTTCTAATGTATTTGGAACTATTTATATAGGTGAATATGATTTTTCATGGGAATTATTAAATCAACCTAAATCTAATAACGTTTTATTAGTAATAGAATATGAAGATGATATAGAAAATAGAAGAATTAATAAATATCATGAAGAAAAATTAATTAAATACATTGAAGGATTTATTATATTAGGTTTTGATAAAAGATTTATACCTGATTATGAATATGAACCTGAGAAATTTTTTGAATTGGAAAATAAAGGAAATGACGGATGGACAGATTCGAGTAGATAAAAAAATAATTTAGTTAATGAATAATTTATTAATTTTTTAAAAATATATAAAAATATTGGATATTTTTATATATTGTTTAAAATAACTTAAAGTATAATTTATAAAAAAGAATAATGAAAGAATTTCATGAATTTGTTAGTCCTAATTTGAAGCATAAAAATGGTAAAGTTTATTATTTAAATAAATATGAATTAAACTTAAAAAACTATAATTATGAACATGAAAATTATTATTTACATTTAAATGAAATTCTTTTTAAAATTGATGATATTGATATAAAATTACAAATTAGTGATAATAATGATAAAATAATAGTACAATTTGAATATGATGATTCATCATTAGAAGACTTAAATAAAATTAAAAAAAAAATAAATGTAAAATTGTGTGATTTAGAGAATTGTGGAGAATTATATAATTTTGATATATAATTTAATTCATTTTATTGATATATAATTTATAATATTATCTTAATTAATAGTAATGAATATAGATAAAAAAAAAATTTATTATGAATCTAATTTAATTGTTGGAGCAATATTTTTATTAAATTTTGCTTTTGTCCCATTATTATTTGAAGTTTTACAACAAAAAAACATGACAAATATACCATATTTAACATTAATATGTTTATTAATATCTCAAACATTATTATTATTTATAGTATTTTATAGAAATTATTATTATCATGTATTTATTCATTTAGTTGGTTTTATTTGTATTTCTTCATTATTATTTTTAAAACCAAAATATGATTCCACTAATATTCAAGTAATTAATAAAAACATTTATAATAAATTTATTATTGATGAAGAAAGAAAATAAATAAACATAAACTTTAATAAAATATTTGATAAATTTATTTAAAAGTATATTTATATATAGTATATAAATATGTTTAGTAATCATTATTCTAAATTATTAATTCTATTTAAAAACTTAATTGAACATAAAAACACAAAAAAAACATTAAATGCTTTTACACTTAAAAATTATTTGAAACCTGAAAGACCTATTCATTTAGGTAGATGGTCGATTCCTAAAAAAAATAATGAACAATACAATTACGACAAAATTCATGATAAAGCAAATATGGCTAATTATGACCATTGTGACCCATGTGGTCGTGAATTTAACCCTAAAAATTTTGATAAAAATGATAAAAAATAAAATTAATATTCTTGGAGATTCTTGAAAATTACTATTTTTATATAAAATATATATAAAAATAAATCTACCTGGTGTGAATCGAACACACGACCTGTGGATTACCGCATAAATAAAACATTTACAGTCCAACGCTCTACCAACTGAGCTACAGGTAGATAGGATATATATTTATATAATTATTTCTTTAAGTACTTTTATTCTTTTGGATGTATTATTAGATGTATTATTAGATGTATTATTAGATGTATTATTAGATGTATTATTAGATGTATTATTAGATGTATTATTAGATGTATTATT